AAGAAAAATTTAACAAAGTAAGATTTAGATTTAAACCAGTTAGATGCTTTAGTGAAAATAATTTTAACGCATGGACTAAATTAAGAGATCACAAAGGCAATTTTACTAATGAACACATAACATTAATACATAAATGCTACGAAGAACTATTTGCACGTAAATTTGAAAGGCAATCATGTTGCTATGATTCATTTTACAAAGAGATAGACAGAGTATATGAGCAATATTTATAAAAACTAATAACAATGAGAAAACTAATTTTATTATTTACAGTACTTACAATAGTAAGCTGTAGCAAAAAAGAAGATAACGATGTTATCGCAGATTGTAACTGTAGTGAAGAAATCTATGAGCATAATTTTATAACAACGCCTAACGGTCAAGAAGTCAATACAGGGGATTTATTAGATATAAAAGATAATCTTCCTTGTCAAACATCAAGAAACGAAGCAAGAACTAATAATGATTACCCAGATAGCGATAGTAGTTTATTATGGGTGGTTGTAAGATGTAACTAAAATATTCTTTTTTGTCAATTTGGTTAATGTTGCGAGAACGTCACTGTAAAAGGTGGCGTTTTTGTATTTAAAAAATTTATGTATCTTTGATAATGTATAAACATGAATAAACAATACTTTTTTCAAGATGGCAGGACATGGTGGTAAAAGAGCAGGAGCGGGTCGTAAGTCTAAAGCGGATGAAGAAAAAGTAAACACTATATTTTTAACCGCTTTAAAACAACTTCATAAAAAAGATAGTGATGACGAGGCTAAGATAGCTTTTGTAAAAGACTTATACGAATCTCAAAGAGGACAAATATTTATTGCTGAACATCTTTTTGGCAAACCTAAAGAACAGGTGCATAACACTCATGAATTTAATCAGACCTTAGAGAGTATTAAAGATATTTATAGTGCCAAAAATACCAAAACATAAGCCTGTATGGAATAACTTATCCAATGATACACGTTTTTTTATAATTACAGGTGGGCGTGGTTCTGGTAAGTCTTTTGAAATAGGGAGATTTACAACTTTATTATCTTTTGTTGAAAACCACAAAATACTTTACACAAGGCAAACAATGACCTCTGCAAATTTATCTATTGTTCCTGAGTTTCAGGAAAAAATAGACCTCTTAAACTTAAACGGGGCTTTTGATATAAAAAGAAGTGAGATATTAAATGTAGGTAGTGGTAGTGAAATAATATTTAAAGGTCTTAAAACATCTTCAGGAGATCAGACAGCATCGTTAAAATCATTACAAGGCGTTACAACATGGGTTTTAGATGAGGCAGAAGAGTTAACAGATGAATCAACATTTGATAAAATAAATCTATCTATAAGGCAAAAGGGCGTTCAGAATAGAGTTATCTTGATAATGAATCCAGCAACTAAAGAGCATTGGATATACAAGAGATTTTTTCAAAACGCAGGAGTAGAAGAAGGTTTTACAGGGCAAAAGAATAACGTTACTTACATACACACTACATATAAAGATAACGAAGAAAATTTAGATCAATCATTTTTAGACGAGGTTGAACGAATAAAAATAGACAGCCCGAAAAAATATAAGCATGTAATATTAGGTGGGTGGTTAGATAAAGCAGAAGGTGTTGTATTTGATAATTGGAAGTATGGAGAATTTAACCCTGATAAATTACAAACTTCTTTTGGTCAAGATTTCGGTTTTAGTATAGACCCGACAACACTAATAGAGGTAGCAATAGATAAAAAGAAACGTAAACTTTATGTTAAAGAGTGTTTATACAAAACAAAATTAAGCACCACGCAAATATCTACTATAAATAAATTTTACGCTAATAAACAGCTTATAATCGCTGATAGTGCAGAGCCTCGATTAATAGATGAAATAAAATCACAAGGGTTAAACATTAAGCCAACAGAAAAAGGACAAGGAAGTATAAGCGCTGGTGTGTCAATGATGCAAGACTATGAGATAATAGTAGAGCCAAATAGTATTAACATAGCGAAAGAGTTAAATAACTATGTGTATGCAGATAAAGGCTCTAAACTTTACGTTGATGAATTTAACCACGCTATTGATGCTATACGATACAATGTGTTTTATCACTTAGGCAAACCAAATAGAAATAAATACGATATAAGATAGACTAACAAAAAACACTAAAAAACGTTTAACAAGTATGGAAGTAAAAGTTAAAGTTCCTGAATCATTAGAAGATATTAAATTATCGCAGTATCAAAAGTTTTTAAGAGTTACTGAAAAGTTAGACCCTGAAACAGATATTAACACGATAAATAAGCGTGCTGTGGCGGTGTTTTGCGACATACCTGATAACATTGTTAATAATATGACTAAACAGTCATTTAACGAATGCTTAGAGGTTATAAACAACATAATAAAAATAGATGCAGAAAAGGTAGAGTTTAAAAGGGTTTTTAAATTTAATGGGCAAAAATACGGATTTATACCAAACATGGATAAAATGACCGTTGGGGAAGTTGCTGATCTTGACGAATATTTTAAAGACTGGCAAAAGATGCACAAAGCTATGGCAATATTGTTTAGACCAGTTACACAAGTGTTAGGGGATAGATACACCATAGAAAAGTATAAAAGCGATGAAAAGCCTTTAGATTTAACAATGGATAAAGTTTTAGGAGCGTATTTTTTTTTAACCAATTTAATGCAAGACTTATTGAATACTATCCCGAACTTTATAGAGCAGGAAGTGGTAGCAAATCCGAAGTACAAAACTTTGGCAAAAAGTGGGGTTGGTATCAATCAATCTATGGTATCGCTAAAGGAGATATTTTTAGGTTTGAAGATGTCACTAAATTAGAAGTACATAAAGCATTAATGTTTTTAGCATTTGAAGCAGATAAGCAAAGATTAGAGAGTGAACTTATAAAGAAAAGGAAATGAATACATACTACGAGTTATTAAACCATTTAAAAGCAACCTTTGAAGAAGATGATAGGGTTAGTCAAGTGGTTACTGGAGATCACGAAGAGTGGAAGCAAGATGTATTTCCTTTAGTTCATATTGATATAACAGATTCACCATTTACAGGATTAAATAACACAAGTACAATACAATTTAATGTTACTATACAAGTATTAACCGTTAGAGATGTTAACAAAAAAGATATTAAAGACAGATTTTGGCACAACGATAACCGCCATGATAATTGGAATGATTGTTTTTCTATTTTGTCTACTGCTAGAAACAAATTAGTAAAAGACCATTTACAGAATAATATATCTATTTTAACAGTAACACCAGCAGAAAAATTAACGTGGGCTTATGGTAACGGTTTAGATGGGTGGGAGCAATCGTTTTTAATTGATTTACCTGATAACTTTACAAGCATTTGCTAATGGCAGGTATTAAGAGTATAAACGTAGAAGCAGAGTTTGACAAGTTTTTTAAAGCTGTTATTGCTGAGAGTAGGCAAAATTTAAAGTCTAATAAAGCAAGTGGAGCGTTAAGCAAGTCGCTAAACTACGATGTAACAGAAAATAAAAACAGTATAACCGCATCTTTTTTAATGGAAGATTACGGTGATTTTATTGATAAGGGTGTTAGAGGTACAGAAAGCGGTAGAAGTTTAGCAGGGTATAGATATACAGATAAAAAACCGCCCGTTAAGTTCTTACGCACATGGCTAAAAAGAAAGTCAGGCAGATTTAGAAGTCGCAACCTTACAAGTGATGCGTTTAGGGTTCAAAACATTGTGTATAGAAAAGGTATTAAGCCAACGGAGTTTTACAGCAAGCCATTTGAAAAATATTTTAAAACGTTACCAGAAGAAATAATAGATGCCTACGGATTAGATGTAGAAGATTTTATGGAATTTGTATTAAAAGATTAAATTATGCCAACATTCAGCGAAGTTACAATAGAGTTTTTAAGAGATTTTGACGAAGATTTTACGCTATCTCTTACAGTGGTTGATAATAATGTACCAACATCTAATACTTGGACATGGAAGAACCCACGAACAACAAACTTTGAAGTAAGTACAGGTACAGCAACAGGTAATTTAGGAGAGCGTAGTGCTATAAATTTTAAAAGTGCATACGACTTAGACGAGCCAACAGGATATGTAACTACAAGAACCGTTAACGATTTATTGATACAATCAGAAACATCTACGGAAACTTTTGCAGTAGTTAATTGCACAGATGATGATGGTGCTGATTTAATACAAGGAGTGGATTATAACGTAACTTATAACAACTATTCTGCACCTTTTGACGTAACAGCAGTAACATCTTCATTAGCACGATCGCCATACTACATCAACACGCCTTTTTATAGTTCTACTACAACAGGCGTAACCGTAGCATTAAAAATATGGGATGGAGATGCAACAAGTGTACCTGCATCAAATACACAAACAATAACTGTTACACGCCCTACTGTAGATTTTGCAGAATTTAACACAAATATAAGCGCAACACTTAGAAACTATTTAGAATCAAAAATACAGTTAGGTGGTTCTAATTTTGCTTACTTAAACGCAAGCTATACAGACGAGGTTAAATGGGTGCAATACACAGCAACTTATAACGATTCAAGTAGCTCTGTCACAGAAATAGAAGGCTTTTATGCCTCAGTAGATGGATATAGTGAATACTTAGATGGAGTTAATAAGGCTTTGCCTAACTCGTATTTAACAAGTGCGACACGTAGAACGGTAAGCGATAGCCAATATATTTTACTACCTATAATTAATAATGGCACTTATAACTTTGTTAGCGTGGCATCGCAACCAAGCGGAACAACAAATAATTTTGTGCCTTCAACATCTAATTTATCTACAGAATATGTTTTATATGTTCAAATTAACACCGCACAAGCTGGAGCAAATGATAAATATGTAGAGGTAACACTAACTAAAACAGCAGGCGGTACAGATGTTATTAGATACGATATAACAGATGAATGTAGATACACGCCTAAAGTGGTATTCTTTAAAAATAAATATGGGTTCTATGATTGCTTAACAATGTTTAAAAAGTCAATAGAAACACTTAACGTTAAAAAAAGCAAGTTTATAAATAACTATGTAACAGCAGGTACATACGATACAGAAAAGCACCAAATACAATCTATTAACCTAATGGGCAATGAAAAGATAGTATGCAATAGCGGTTATATTAGAGATGGTGAAAACGAACTTTATAAAGAAATGTTATTAAGCGAGTATGTTTGGTTTTTAGAGGGTAGAGATTTTATACCTGTAAGACCAACGACAAGCAATTTAACTTACAAAACAAGAATTAACGATAGTTTAGTAGAGTATCAAATAGAATTTGAATACGCTTACAACACTATAAATAATGTTTAATGGCTGTTGAACTTTACATACAAGGTAATAGATTAGATTTATTTGATGATGAATCAATAAATGTAACACAGGTTACACAGGATTTAAAAGATATATCTAAAATATTTACAGACTATTCGCAGACTTTTAACATACCTGCATCACGAACTAACAACCGTATTTTAAAAAACTGGTTTAATGCCGATATAGATAATGGGTTTGATGCACGTACAAGGGTAAAAGCTGTAATAAGATTAAATACATTAGATTTTAAAATAGGCAAGGTAAGGCTTGACGGTGCAGAAGTAGAAAACAACCAGCCAAAAACATATAAATTAACTTTCTTTGGTGATGT